CGGTATTGCCGCCGGTATTTCTTTTGCAGCTATCACTAGAGGTTTAACCGACGCTACTAAAGCGGCTATGGACGATAGAAAAAGCCAAGCTATTCTAGCCGACACTTTAAGAAACACTACTAAAGCAACAGATAAACAAATAGCAGCGGTTGAAGATCAAATTACCGCATGGCAAAACGCTAGCGGTATCGCAGACGATAATCTACGCCCGGCTTACGGCAAACTAATTGCAAGCACTAAAGACGTTTCTACCGCTAACGATCTTATGGATACCGCTATGGACGTATCAGCGGGAACGGGTAAAGATCTAACTACGGTAGCTACCCAATTGGCTAAAGCACACGGCGGCAACCTAAAAGCCCTAGACAAGCTAGTACCGGGCATTTCAGACGCTAAAGACCCTATGCAAGAGCTAGCCGACACATACGCCGGTATGAGTGATACAGCTGCCGAAAATGACCCAATTAGCCGTATTAACGTACGAATGGAAGACCTACAAGAGCAAATAGGCGAAAAACTTTTACCCTACCTAGATGATTTCGCAGACTGGCTAGGCACTGAAGAAGGCAACGAATTCCTAGACACAATCCTAGAGACCCTAAAACTTATTATTCAAGCAACCGCGTTAGTAGTCGAGGGTTTTAACAACATTCAAAGCGTAGGTAATCAGGTTAATTCTGACCCAGAAGTTATGGATTTGCTGCAAATTTCTAAAGAGGGAACTAACGCCGGCGGTCTTGAAAACATTGGGCGTAATACAACGGGTCCGAACATGGGCTTAGTGCCGCAAATGGCAGACGGCGGCGTAGTTTTGCCACGTGCCGGCGGGCAGTTAGTAAACGTAGGCGAAGCCGGACAAGCCGAAGCCATTATCCCGCTTGATAGACTAGGCAACATGGGCGGCGGATCACAATACGTTATTAACATAAACAAAGCTAACGTATCGGGTAAAGAAGTAGTAGACGCTATTAAACGCTATGAGAGTAGCAACGGGCGAAAGTATGTTAACTAATGGCACGCCGCGCGTTTGATTTTAAAACCGATCTACGGGTAGAGCTACTTATCCCAAACCCCGGTATTTTCATTTTGGGGCAGTCAGTCTTAGACGGCACCGACGTTTTGGGCGGCGATACAGATACCGCAACATGGACGGATACTTTAGCCGAAGTAGTCAGTATTGAAACTACGCAGGGGCTAGATTTAAACGTGGGTACGCTATGTAATGTTGCCCCGTCTACCGCTACTATTTCCCTTAGAACCAATACGTACGATCCAAATACAAACCGCGCCGTACATGTCGGCACCCAAATTAGGGTTAGCGTTTTAGCCTATGCCGGTATCTCTAACGCATGGGACGTAATCTTCCAAGGCAAAATTACAAGCTATGAAACTACCTACAATTTCGACGATACTAACCTTATTACTTTCGAATGTAGCGACATTCTTTTAGACATTATTAACGCACAAATACCAGCATTTAATACCCCGTCTAACCCGTCGCCTATTACCGAAGCTATTACCGCGCTAGCCGCATACGCGCCAGATACCGTAATTAACACTTTTGGCACCCCGTGGGTTTATACCCCGCAATACGCTCTAACCGATACTACTTTTGGCGACGTACTAGCAGACGTATTAGATACCGAAATAGGCGCAGCATTTCTAGACACCGAAACGCAGCAACTAAACTTTTATTCTTACCAATACACTAAAAGCATTTCAACCGGGCTAAACGATCCACTAAGCAGCTATCCGGTAATCTTTAGCACAGTACACCCGGCAACCTACGAAGATACCCATTATTGTATTAGCGACATTGTTTTTAGCTCTACCGCTAACGACGCGGTAAATGAGATTATTGCCGTACAATCAAGCACCGGAATTAAGAAAACAAAGTCAAACACGGACAGCATAGACCTATACGGGCGTATGACGTTAGACGTAGAAGTAAACGTATCTAGTACCAACATTTTGCAACTATGGCTAGATCGCCTATCGGTTAAATACGACGTACGCAAAATTAAAAGTATTAGTTTCCGCATGTTAGACGAAAAATACCAATTTCGTACCGGGCGAACCCCTAACGCTTGGTTTATGAATAACGCCAAAGTTATTTTTAACAAAGGTGCCGTAGACATTGAAGAAAACTACCTAATTACGCGTGTACAACACTTTATTAGCCCAACGTCGTGGGATACTACTTTAGAGCTTTGGAAAGGTCTATAATTTATGGTTTATCTTGATTTTTCAAGCGGCAACCCGTTGCTAGCGTCGCAGCTAGATAGCGCGTTTGACGTAGCCGGTTGGACAGCCTACACGCCAACGCTTACCAATTTCACCGTAGGTAATGGAACCTTTAGCGCAGCATACGCGCAGCTAGGTAAAACCGTTGCCGTACGTTTCCGTTTCACCTATGGATCTACAAGCACCGCAACCGGCGCATTTACCGCGTCGCTACCTAAAACCCCTAACACTAGCGTTATTGGCAGCGCATACATTGACGATAGCAGCGGCAACATTTACCCCGCACAAGCCTTAACTAGCGGAAGCAACTTTACTTTACGTGTCTACAACACCGCCGGTACTTACGCTTATTGGGTTGCAGCGTCGCAAACCGTACCAGTAGTACCAAACGCCGCCGATACATACAACGCCCTAATAGTTTACGAAGCCGCATAATGACAACTAAATTTATTTGCACCGCTAACGGTTGCCCAAACGAAAACGTAGAGTACAACTTAGAAGACGCACCTACTACCGCTATTTGCGGCGGTTGTAGTGAACTATTAACCCCGGTAGCCGACTAATGGAACAACCAAAACCAACACAGCAAGGGCTACTATTAGCCATTTTTCAAGACGTAGCCGAAATTAAAACGGCTATCAAAACCGTACAAGATCACGAAGACCGCATACGTGAACTAGAGCGCATGGTCTGGCGTAGTAGTTGGCTAACAGGTTTAGTATCTGCACTTATTAGCTCTATCGTTGTTGCAGCGGTAGTACAAACATTAAATTAGAAAGGGTACCAAAATGGGCGAAAGCGTAGCTATGGGATCATTCCCGGCACCGCCAAAGATTAAAGCACCTAAGAAAACCGCAACCGAAATTATTGCCGAAGCGGTAGCCGAAGATAACGCCTAATGACTGACGTAAAGTATTACGAACCTATTAAGGGTGCCGGGGCAGAGCGACGCGACGAACTAGGCAATTTTGCTAGTTATCGCAGACAACCGCACCGGGGCAGCGATTGGGGTTTTACTACCGGATCAGACGGTAAACCTATCTACGCTATTCGCAGCGGTGTAGTAGCTAAAGTATTTAGCACCGGCGAGCTAGGCAATTCAATTATTATTCGCAGCTATAACGACGGCGTTTTTATCGAATACAACCATTTACAAAGCCCGGCAACGTTGAAACGCGGCGACAAGGTAATAGGCGGTACTAGCGCTATCGGCAGAATTGGCGACACCGGAACCGCAGCAACCGGCGCACACCTACACGCAAGCGCAGCCAAAGCACCCGTACCGCACGCAGCTAGCCGCGCCATTTTGCTAGATCTATTTAAACTAATCGACGCAGACAAACCGGCACCAGTAAAAGCACCGGCTAAACCGAAAGCCAAAAAGTGAAAGACAAAGCAAAATACCTTTTGAAATTTGCAGGGCTATTCGTCTATTTCAGCGTTGCCCTTTTTCTAATCGTTGCAAGTGCCGGGGCAGCCGCCGGCGGGCTATTCTTTGACAACGCACTAGGCGGCATTATTGTTGTCTTTAGCGGTGCCATGTTGCTAGTTGGCGGCAGTATCGGTAAAACCATGCTAACCAAAATACAGGTATCGTACGAAGATCTACGCCGGGCGTTCAAAAAGGCAGCCGACACCGTAGAAGACGAAAAAGCAAACAAACCAAAATAATGTCTTAGGGGCATGCTAGATTTTTCTACATGATTACCCACAAAATAGAACAATTAGGATACGCAAAACTATTAGGCGTATTTGAAACCGGTACCGACGAATGGCACGAAGCTAGGCAAGGTATAAGCGGTACAGACATAGGCGCAATTATGGGCGTAAACCCGTACAGAAGCCCGTACACGCTTTACATGCACAAAACAGGGGAACTACCCCCGATTACCGCAAATACCGCTATGCGCTTAGGCAGCGCGTTTGAAGAACCCATTAAACGCTTATGGGCAGAAGATAACGCCGGTTTTCTAACCGTACACAATACCGGTACATGGGTTAGCACCCTAGACGATAGCTTTAAAGCAAACCCCGACGGCATTATTCAATGGTCTAACGGCGAACTAGGCGTACTAGAGATCAAGTACACGCGCTTTAAATGGGACAACCTACCCGAACATTACCGCTTGCAAGTTATCTGGTACCTATGGGTGCTAGGGCTTAAACGCGGTATCGTTGTTGCCGTAGCCGGGGGCGAAATGATCGAATACCCGGTTTATCTTGACGAAGCCGAAATACCTAACATTATTGAAACCGTAGCCCTTTTCAAACAATCACTAGAAGACGGCTACCCGCCCGAACTAGACGGCGCAGCTAACACCTTAGAAACCGTACGCGAACTACACCCCGACATTATCCCCGGCGAAGTAGAGCTGCCCGAAGACATGGCAATTAGCCTAAAAATAGCGAAACTAAACGCCGACGTAGCCGAAAAAAGCCTAAACAAATACAAAGCCGTCGTACTTGATTACATGGCAGGCACCCAAATAGCGACAATAAACGGCAAACAATTCGCCAAACTACAAGCCCGCACCGGCGGCAAACCCTACCTAACCTTTACAAAGAAAGACTAAAAACATGGCATACGATCTATCAGACTATGAACCGGTAGCAGACCGCATAAGCAAATTTTGGGCTAAATACCCGGACGGCAGAATTATTACCCGCATTGTTGAACTAAACGCAACCGGCGTAATTGTCGAAGCAAGTATTTTTACAGACCGCGACGACACCCGCCCGGCGGCAGTAGATCACGCGCACGAAACTATCGGCGGCAAGGGCGTAAACGTGTCTAGTTGGCTTGAAAACGCATGTACGTCGTCAATTGGCAGATCACTCGCAACTCTAAATTTTGCAAGCTCTAAGCAACGAGCAAGCCGCGAAGAAATGGCTAAAGTAAACCGTACCCGCAATTGGCTAGCAGAAGCCGAAGTATTGGCAGCGTCTAAAGACATTGAGAAACTACGGGCATTTTGGCAGATCGCAGCCAAAGCCGGGGCAAGCGAAGACGTACTAAACGAAATTGCGGCACTTGCTACCAAACTAGCCGGGTAAAGAGAAAGGGCGTATAGTAAGAGAAACTATACGCCCTAAGCCGGAACCAAGACCGGCACCCGCTGCCCACACAGCGGTATAGTAATTATACCCACAAAGAGAAAGAAAATACAGCCAATGAGCATAGAAGCCATGAGCGCAGTTTTACACCATTCAAACGCCAAAGGTACCGCGAAGCTTGTTTTATTTGGTATCGCATGGCACACCGGCACAGACCCGGCAGAGGGTGCTTACCCTAGCCAAAACAAATTAGCAGCCTACGCCAATTGCACCGTTAGACAAGTGCAACGCGCTTTAGTACACCTTGAAGAATTGGGCGAGATCGAAACGGCAGTACATGCCGGGGCAGGTTTCAGAGCAGACCGAATTACTAA